CCTCCTGCCCGAACGGGTTCCCGCCGTCGTCGGACGGCTCGGCGAAGTACAACTCCCGGAACACGTTCTCCGGTAGTTGGCGGCGGGCCTGGTCGATCTCCTCCGACGCTATGATCCCCGCATCGACAGCGTCCGAGGCCGTAAGCTTCGCATAGGCCCACCCCGGCTCCCCTCCCTCGGCCTGACGCGCCAGGGCATATGCCCAGTTCCTCCGGCCCTTGACGTTGCCGATGATCCGCACCGGGCCACGGGTCGCCGTCAGGGTCGAGCGGATCGCGTGCCACGCCTCCTCCCGCATCCGCGTCGCCTCGTCCAGTACCGCAGCATAGACGTCCTCGCCGTAGAGGGTATCCGGCTTCTCCGCAGACTTAAACCAGATAGTCGTCCCGTTCGCTAGCATAATCGTTAGCTCGGACTCGTTGGGAGTATAGAATGTGTCCGGCAGGCCGCGCTTCAGCCGCCGGAAGGCCACCTTGGCCTGCGAATAAACCGGCGAGACCCACCAGAACGCCTGACCCCGTAGCCCGCCCATCGCCCGCTCCAGAATCCAGGCGATGCAGGCCACGGTCTTGCCGCACTTCGTCGACCCCTCGATAATCCCGTAACGATCAGGGCTGAATATCGCCGCCTGCTGCTTCGGGTAGAGCGACGGTCTCCGATAGGTCACCGTCGGGGCCGTTGCCGTTGAGGTAGTTGCCACTCGCTGCCTCGATGCTGAAAGTTACTTCGCCCTGGGTCAAGTGTATTGCCCGCTGGTCGATTGTGATCAGCGGCTCCTTCGGGATCACGCCGTTGATCTCGCTGATCCGGTGCATGATCTTTAGCACCATGTTCGTCGCGGTTTCGTCCCCGGCCAGGGCCTGGGGCCACCACCGGGATAGAAGGGTTGTGTACCGCTCCATTTGGAGGCCGCGCATCTGGTCGGCCATGCCGGAATACTTTTCCGCGAGGTCGTTGAGAACGCGCTTGATGTCCCGGTGCACCTGCGACTTGTCCACGCCCAGGGTCTCGCCGATCTGCTTCTCGGTCGCCCCGCCCTTGTACAACTCCAGCATCTGATACCGGCGAAGCTCCCACTCGGCGCGTTTCTGCGGCGTCGGGTAGAGGCCAGGTTGCTTACGCCTCGGCATTGACTACCTGCATCCTCGTCGTAGATTCAACAGGATGGTGTGGGTACCCAATCGCGAGGAACTTGAAAGGCTGGCTATTTCGGAGCGACGTCTTGACGCCGTGAGGGAACGCCGCAGGGATAAAGACAGAGTCGCCGGTGTAGACTCCATAGTCAACGCCTCCGATATGCACCCGTCCTTCGCCTTCCAATATGTACAGGACGTGGCTCCCTTCATGGGTATGTAATGGGAATTCGCTTGTGGGTTCCATCTCGATTATATCCAAGCCCATCTCCGCGCCGTCGGCAAGAATACCCTTTGCGCCTTCGCCACCTTGTATGCCCTCCAGCAAGACGGCGGAGTCGTCACGCATATACTCTGGCTTGACGCTCTCGGCCTTCACTATATACTCATTCATCCTCACTCCTTAGCGCGTGCTTGGGCCGCTTCCCATTCATCGGTTTGGTACACCCCGCGTTCGCCAGTCGTCCACCCTTTGTTGAAGTCGTCATCGGAACCCCTACCGGGCATCCCGCTAGTGTCATATAGGCGTTCGACTTCCTCGCTGTCCATGCCGAGCTTCTGCTTCACCTGTGCATCGGACAGGCCGTGTTCGTCCTTTAGGCTGGTCACAATGTCAGCCATAGGAACGATTATATGCTGGCCCCTGGCGCGGTTGTGCCGTATCGTCGAGGCTATCTGGTCAGGCATGGACAGCGAGGTCCGCAACCGCACCACGGGAACGAGTCCGCCGGTAAGCACCGAGATGTCTGGGTCTCCCGCTATAGTCCAGCGGTGGAACCCGTCCACAATTTCGCCGTCCTCCCTGGCGACAATTGGCTGAGTCCAGCCGTCCGCCATAATCGAAAGCTTCAACAGCCTTAGCTCCGGGCGGGCGACATGGTTCGGGTTGTATCCGTTAGCCGTTAGCGTGTCCCTGGTAACCCACTCGACGGCATCAATCGGTTGTGTCATTGGGCGGTGTTCCTCATGCGGATTTGGATGGAACTCTCCGGCGTGGGTCGGTTCTACTTTTCAAGTCGCCCTGCCGGGCGACCTTTAATAGTAATGTCCAAGATAAGCCCGTCTTGGGGTGCGCGGTGGTTTCAGGTATGGGGTCGCTTGAATCGCGGAAATGAGTGCGAATGAATTGGCGAATGCGGCGAGACGCCCACGTTTGGATATTAGGCGGGTGCTTTGCCAGATAATACGCTATGCCTTGCTCCCAACTCATACCTCGCGGCGGCCTCGACTTCCCGCCCGCCCCATAAACTTGTGTCCGTGCATATCTTGCGGCGGCGGCGGCCCCATCGACGCGGTCGATCATCTTATCCCATAGCTCCGGCCAGCACTGCGCCCACATCCACAACGAAGCCATAGGCTGCTCACCGAACGGCGGCGCAACCCGCTGGGACGACGGGCTGATCCCCGCCTTGTCCATCAAGTCATAGCTTTTGTTGTAGTCCCAGCCGTATAGTTTCGGTGCAGTCCATACGTCAGCCGTTCGCCAGTCATACACCGGCTTTCCAAAGTTCACTAACGGGTTTGTGGTCCCTGTGATGAAATTATCCTCGCGGCGGCCCGAAACACCCTGCCGCCGTATAAGGCTTTCGTCAGCACGTATGCCTAGAAGCAAAGCCACCGTACCATTATATTTGTCAGCAAGATAGTCGGGCGAATGGTCGGAGAGGGGCGGACGGCTGAAGCCCTTCGTTGTGGTTATTGCCTCTGGTGGCATCTCGCGAACCCATAACGCCTCGGCCTCTGGTGCCCAAGGATACCAATACGGTTCGCGGGTAGAGCAAGAGTTCCGGTGCATGACTGGCAGTGCCAGCCAGGCCATATTCACGTCGTCCCTATCCGCTACCCTGCGGACGTAATCTATCGTTTCAGGGGCACATACTTCCTCATCGTAAAACACCACATCCAGGGGCAGGGCTTTACGCGCCCTTGCTGCTTCTAAAGTGACATTCAAGACAGCGGTGCTATCCTTGCCGCCTGAGAATGACACAACTACGTTATCAAATAAATCATATATTCGATGCGTGCGTTCCAGGCTTAGCTCCCACACGTTTTTGTCTGAGCGGATGGCGGTGCGATTCTTTTTACGTTTATATCTGACAGTCATTACAAATAATCACCAGCGCGTCCGTTGTTGTTTCGACTTCCTTGCTTGAAGCCTTCACGCCGTTAACCGCCCGCATGATCTGTGTACGCTGTTCGGGGGTCACGGGAACGGTGAACCGGATCAGGCCGTCTTCGTCCGGCTCCACGCCGTCCTCCGCATCGAACCGAGGAAACGGTAAGCCTTCCTCGTCAGCCCCAAGCGCGTCATCTAGGAAGCTCAAGTCGGGGCCGTCATTCGCCAGGGTCTGGAGGAGGACGTTCACCGTGGCGTTGTCCGACGACACCGTCGACAGCAACTCGGACAGTCGCTCCTCGTCCCGGCCAGCCATTGCCGCCAGCGGGTCGAGGGTCGCCAGCATCAGGTCGGCCTCGGCCTCGTCGATGTCCAGCACCAGCACCGGGACTGAGGAATCCGGCGTGGTCTCGGCCCGGAGATGCCCGTCGACCAGCATCAGCCCTTCGGGCGTCTCGCGGGCGATCAGGGCGTCGGCATACCCGACCTCCGCTAGCACGCCTCTAAGCGCGTCCTGTTGAGCCACAGGGTGGGTGCGCCAGTTCTTCGGGTTGGGGATAAGCTCCGACGCCGGGACGCGGCGAAGTTCCTTGATGCGGTCACGTATCTGCACGGTTGCGCCTCCTATTCACTGACAGGCGTGACCGTGATCGCCACACGGTTCTCCGCCAGGGTCTTCACCTTCACATGGCCCAAAGTATACCCGACGATATGACCGGGGTCATCGTCTTCCAATGCACCGCAGTCTACCAGACCGTCAATAGACGGGGCGACGATGCACGCCAAGCCGTCAAAGTCTAGGGGCCTACGGGCGTAGTATTGGGTAACCTGGACGGTCGCCTTCTCCGGCGTCTCCCAGCCGACCGGCATCTCGGCGAGGCCGAGCAGGTATGCGTCCTCGCGGGCCTGTTTCACCAGGGCCTGCGACACCCGCCAGGTGGACTTCCGTAAGCCGTTCTTCGATAGCCTCGAGTCCGGGATAATCTCAATGGTCAATGAGTCCATGTCTCCTCCTGAGATATTGACGCCAGGGAGCCCATTAGGGCGAGTGGGCGTCTGTTTATGTCTAGTCTCTTTGTATTAGTCTTTAGTCTCTTAGCCCTTCGTCTAAGGCCTCAGGGCTAAGTCTTAGTCTCTTGTCTTAGTCTAAGACTCTTACGCGCACGCACGCGCGAGGGCTTGTATCTGTTGCGCCGCAACGTCCCGCAATTGCGCCGCAACGGGTTTGTAGCTGTTGCGTTCCGTTGCGGGGGCCGTTGCGCCCTCCGCCGTAAACACAAAAAAAGCCCCGCCCAGACCCTCGGAGTGAGAGTCCAGACGGGGCTTGGTTCACAGTAATTCACCCTGCACTGGTCCTTTACTCGGCCACCAAGTTGATTGGCGACGACCGCTCTGGGGCCATATCCGAGCGTATCCCTGGCGGACTTGGCCCGTGTTCTTCAGATCAGACAATCGCTTCCGCGTCTCCATCTGCCCCAGACCGGAGGATTCACCGATCTCGCCAGTCGTCAGTCCGGGCATATCCTCGACGATACGCAAGACGGCCCGCAGGTGCGTCGTGCGGGAGCCGGACGAGTTGATTCCCGTTTCGGCCTCGTAGCTCGTCGCCGGATTGTCTCGGCGTGATACCGGGGTCAGTCCCAGCCAGTCGTCCAATGATCCCATAGGCACCCCCTAGCCGTCCCAGGATCGCCGGAGAGGGGCCGAAGCCCCGCCCCGGCGTACTTACCCCGGAACTCAGTCAGACCGGGCCTGAGCGAGG